AAACAATGGTCTAATCTTGTATTAGAATTAAATCTAATCAGAAAAGCCTGGGCTGGCTATGCAACATTAGAGTTGCAAGGACCAGGTGTAAAAAAGATTATAGCACATGGAACACGGAACTTTGACTCTAAAGTTTTAGATGACTAATGGAACTAATAATTTTAGACGACGGACTTTATCAATTAATTCCTGTCACAAAGCAGATGATGGAACATATATCTTTATTGGAACCAGTAAACTGCATGGACCTGTGCGAGATACTAAGATTAAAACTAACCGGTTACGTAGACACACTAAACCTACACATAATGAATGATGGTAGTGGTTCTATGATCGGTTGTATTTGTAGATAAACCTATCCTAAAGAGGGAAAAATAAGGATAGGTTATTGTGGTGAGATGTTGTTGCCATACCACATTTTTGCCACAATATCAAATAGTTTTGTCAGGTGTGCAATAAAACTTAACAAACATATTATATTGATTAACATCTGCACGACCTATCTCTTTCATTTTTTTTAATGACTCTTCATAGCCAAACATTAAACAATCATATTGAGTATCAAACCTAGTAGGCCATTCATAAGGTTCCAGACAAGTACCTGCTAGCTGTGAACAAATAACTAAAGATAATAATATTTTCATACTTGACAAATCTCCTACATATCCTATATATTGCTCATAATTAAATGAAAGGAAGGTCACATGACCGATATAACTAAATATAGAAACGTTTCATTAACACATGAAACATACAAGACATTGATACAATTGTCGAAGGT